ATTATTCTCCTTGGGTCTCACACCCAAAAGCATTAAAACTTAAATCGCCTGAACTAGCGTAAACTTTGATTAGATCAGATTCATTTAGTGTAATTCCTATAACAATGGTATCAGTGCTATTAGCAGATAATGCCTTATCATAAAAAAGATATTGCTTGTTTGCTGTTGTAGCACCTGCTACTGATACGAGTATTCTGTAAGTTACACCGCTACCGCTACGATTACATACTGTTATGGAACTTATTGTGGTCTGTGCAAGACTAGGAACTGTGTATAGAGTTGTTAAAGTAGTTGCACTTGGAGCTAGTTGACCTAAAACTTTTAATGAATCAGACATTGCCCTTTGCTCCCATCAGTAAAAATTGATGTCTTCTAATAGCTTTAGAAACTATAGTGTCAGATAATTCATTTAACAAACCAACATCGTTGTTCAAATCTTGTACTGCTTGCTCAATAGTCCTTCTCGTCACATATTCGTTTTGACTATCATATTGTTGCGATGGTAATGGTAATGGTTGTGAAGTTTTACTAGACATTATTTTCTACCATCCGATCTTAAATCTAATCTCAAATCTCCTAATCTCCATCTAAAATCACCTGAAGTATTTTCTATCCGTAATACTGTTTGTCTTGTTCTTGCTCTCGTTGGTACAAAAGTTGAACTAGCAGTTACAGACGATGATTGTAAAGTAGACAAACTTTCTAAAGGATACTTTCTACCTTTGATAGTAAAATTAACTGCATCACTACTAACAGAAGAATCTAAAAACTGTAAGTCTGGCACTAACCTAGAGATAAACATCAACCTATCTCCATCAGGATTTAAATCAAAATCAGCAGACTCAATATAAGAAGTATAAGTTGAACCGTCTGCTAAACCACCGTATTCATGGTCGTATAAGTAATTAGTATCGCTAGTATCTAATTTACCTGCTGCAAGAGGATAAGTATAAGTAGGAGCAGGATTCCAAGCTGTTCTAGTAAAATTGTCTGTTGTTGTTCCAACTGACCAAACATTTTCTTGATAATTATATGAAACATATCTATCTACCTCATTACTGCTAGCAGATGGATAAAACCATATAATCTCATTGAATTCAGGATTAGCTGCTGCAAATATTTTAAATCTTTGTGCAAGGTTAAGGTTGCCATATACATGCTCTAATACAGAACAGGTTAGTTTTTGCACAGAACCTTTAGCTATGTAAAATGCTCTTTCATCCATCCAATAAACTGTATCTCCTACAGATACTCCAGCATTAGGACTAACCATACCTATACCACTTGCTATCTCATTGAAAGAAAAATAAAACGGAGCTCCTACAAAACGCATAGATATAACGCTAGAGTCAGTCATAATTAAAGTTTCTTGTCTTGTTGGCACAACTCCAATTATCTCGTTACCTGAAGATAACTTAACACCTCCAGAAGAATTGGTTGCTGTAGGTGTCCAATCTACTGCACTCTCTGCATCTGACCATCTTACAAATAGTGGATCAATATCTGTTGATCCTATTGGGTTAACTCCAAAAGCTAAAACATGACGATCTACATCAGACACTAATATAGATAAGACTTTTGTTGGACAGTTGCTTGCACCTGCTTGATCAGATGCTAATTGTGCAAATCTACCTGTATTAGCGGATGCTGTACCTCCTTCAGTTGTTGTAAAAGATGGTTTCCAAATGAATAAGTCTCCACCTCTAGGTGCAAAAAGCATTTCATCACCAAAAGAATCCATGCTCCATAATCTTAATTGTCCTGCAAACGATAAAGGACTTGAACTACCCCATGTACCAGAACCCCATGTGCTAGCACCCCAACCTGTACCTTGAACAAATTCATCTAATCCAGCCACCAAATGAAACTTAGCTACTGTGCTACTACCACCATTACCTGATTCATCACTAGAAGTAGCTGTAACTGTATTACCTGATGTATCTTTAGCAGATATAGTAAAAGTATTAGCATTAGGAACTGTTAGTATTCTGTATGACTGATTTAAAACTGTATCTGTAATAGTACCGCCCAAAGTTGCTGCATCATAAAATGTAACGGTATCACCCACTCCTGCACCGTGTCCTGTCTCTGTAACCGTAATTGTGGAACTTCCATTAGTAGCAGCAAAAGTTGCGTCTCCTGCACCTGTTATGGCTCTTACAGGGGTAATATCATTAAAGGCATCACCCTCTTGCAAGTATAAATTAGTGTGTGTCCCTAAAAAATTATAAGAGTTTAGGTCTTTGTCTTTGTGTACTGCTATCTTTCTGCAAGTACCGTTAAAAGAATTAGCTGAGTTTTTTACCCAACCACCCATCTTTTCTACATTACCTTTTCTAAATCGTACTTTGTCTCCATCAAACCAGCCTCCTTCGTTAGAGTAACTTGTACTCTCTTTATCTATTCCGGGTCTGAATTTATATTTAACTAGAGCCATTTAAACTTCGTGCCACTCCTTTCCTTCAAATAGTAAAGCCTCTGCTTCTCTTCTACGAACTAAACCGTTTAAAACTTCGCCACCTGCTTTATTCCATCTTTTTATTTCTCTAGGAACTTCATCAAATCTAGTTTGATTTATCACAGTAAGCATTGTTGAATTTTTTAAATTGGTTGGTCCTAAATTATAAGTCCAACAAACTAAAGCATCAAACTGACATTGTGTTAAAGGTACTTCAACATAATGTTCTACATAACCTTCATATTCTTCTAACTCAGTATTCAACATAGCTTCAGCTTCTTCTTGGGTTATTTTTAAACCTTCTTCTACATCTTTTGTATGTCCGTAACCTATAGTCCAAACACCAACAGAATCTTGATAAGCTTCTAATTCACAACCTTCAAACTTTTTAATTAAGGCTATACCTTCTTTTGATATATGCATTTTATCCCCCTTCTTTTTTAGTAGTGACTGTCCTATAGTAGACCACAACTTCTTTAAGTTCATTTATATACCTTTTTAATTCCTGCATATTGTATGCCATGAGTTCGTAATCAGGTACAGACATAGCTACAAAAACTAATCTGCCTTCTTCTTTTTCAACTCTTTTTAAAAACTCATCAACATTTTTATTTGAAACCACATACCAATAAGGTGCTTTGAGCTGTAATTCTCTTGGCAGTATTGGTTGTGCTATTTGTCTTTCAATAGGTTTTGCAATTACATCTACTTGTTTAGGGATTAGACTGCAACTGTAAACCATCATCAAGACTATCGATGTTACGACTATCTTGTTCAATGCTTTCAAAAACTTCTTTTGTGCCATTGTTTACTCTCGTTTCTATCAATCCCGGTTTTGCTGCTGCAAGTTTACTAAGATTGTGTCTTTTAAAAATATCAAGATATCTAGACATCTCTGCCTCTATAGCTTGATTTTTACTTTGTAATTGTAACAAACCTTCTGTTTGTAATTTAAAATCATTTTGCAAGCTATCTATAGTTTTTCTTTGTTCTTGATCTCTTAGATCAAAAGCTTGATTTAAACTTGCAAGTCTTTGATTTTGATAATATAAAAATCCTGTAATAGATAATAAAACTACTATTACTCCTAAAAAAATTTTACTCATTACTCACTCTGTTTTATAACTATAATAGAAGAACTACCACCATTTACTTTTACTTCGTTAGTAACTCCATCTTGTTCTAGTATTACTGTATAAGAATTATTGCCATCTATGACCAAGTTGGCTGCAGAACTTACCTCTCTTTTAAGAGTTATCGCTTGTCCTGAAACTATAGTTGTTATTTGCGTTTTTTGATCTTGTCCTACTAAAGTACCTTTTATATCTATTGCTGTAGATACCTGTTCTATTTCGTTTTCTTCGTCAATCTTATCTAGCTCAGTAATTATATCTAACAAGTCCTCTAAAAAATTTACATTTAAAGCATCATAGTCAAGCTCTGTAAATTCTAATTCTTCAGACTCTAATTCATCCTCTGCTAATGCATCGTACTCAAGTTCATTGAAATCTAAAACGCTTTCTGTTTTCTGAGTTGTTTGCTCTTCTTCTTCTTGTATTTTTTTTGGAGGCGATACAATCAACATATTGTCTATAAAATCTAAAGACAAATCTAAAATTACAGGCTCTGAAGGAATAGTTTCAAAAGTAGTGGTTGTAGTAGCCTGATAAGGTTTGTTTAAAACAACATCACCTAAAGCAGTAGAAACTATTATTTCTCCAGAAGGCAAGCCATTAGCGTCTGGCAATAATATAAATAAACTCTTACCAGTATCAGGTTCTACAGTAACTGTAAAATCAGTGCCTCTTATTCCTACAGTTGCACTGTTAGTTCGTAGTACCATATTTTTTTTAGGAACACTACCTAATAAACCTGTAGTAAATCTAGCTGTACCTTTTACAAAGTTTAAAGCTAGTTTAGAGTTGTCAGGATTAGGATCAAAAACAAACTCATCAATAATAACTTCTGAATGTTCTGTTATTTTTATTGTGGTATCGTCAACAAAACGAATACCCATCCTACCTGCTTCTGTCTGTGCTTTGTCATATGATTGTATGCCAAAGTCAGTTATAACTTCGTAAGCCTTATCTCGTTCTACCTGTGCGTTACCTGATACTTCTTCTACTGAACCAATATCAGCAGCTTGTGCTTGTACCTTGGTCGTTTTGAATAATACAGAAAGTACCACTACTACCGTTAGAAATAATCCTAAGCCAGTCGTTATCCAGTGTGCTTGCTTGCGTAACATTTATAGTTCTTGAATTACCTGTATGGTCTAAATAAAAATAACCGCCCTGATATCCATCACCATCATAATCAATAGTATTAGAATCACCATCAATGTCCATGTAGTTTGTTGCTAAATCCACATCAATATCTACATCAATAGTGTTGCTATCTCCTTGTATTATCCAATCTAAATCTAATGTAGATGCCATAGCAGAAGTAGCTTGATCTAAAGACATATCGTTTGAGTTACCTGTTACATCAATATTTAAGTTTGAAGTGTCAGCTCCATAAGTATTTGTAGGATCAACTTGTATATCAAATTCATTTTGGTTGCCATCGAATTCAAAAAAACCTGTAAAAGTATCGGATGTAATATCACCTCTAAATAAATTGGCATCCCCTATTTGATTTATATCAATAGTCATAGTTGCTCCATCCAAATCTAAAGCTGTCATAGAACCTGCTGTTGCAGTCTCACCACCTATCAAGTTACCAGAACCTAATTGTTCTACATCTAAATTAAGTGTTGCTCCTGCTTGGTCAATAGATATTTCATTATCAGCCACGAATGTCTGCACACTCATCGTGAGCACAATCAGGTATAACAATGTTATCTTTTTTACTTTCATCTAAACTCCAAAGATTTAATTTAATTCCTTTTTGTATTATCTTTAAAACAGCAAACTCTATTGCAGATTGCAAAGCTATTGTTACAGACTCATTTTCAACATTACCATTTTCTATTTCAATCAACTCAGTATCATCTTTTACAAATCTAAATACATCTCCTGTCTGTCCATGACTTAAGATAGTTTTAGTTGTTGTAACCTCTACTAATATTCGACCAGTTAAAACAGAAACTAATCGCAAACTTAAAGTAACTGTATCTTGTCTGTATTGTCTGCTTACGCCTATACCCAATAGTCTAGCTCCATTACCTCCTGATCTTACATTCGATTCATAAGCAACTATTGCACCTTCAAAAAGCATACCTGCAAAAAGCAGAGGTTTGAGTTTTTGTTCGTCTTGAAAGTCTTGTCTAGAACTTCTTATTATTTGTCTTTCTTTAGTAAGATTATCTAAACCAACTCTTTCAACAACAGTAAAAAATTTACCTCTACCTGCATCCTTTAAAGCTTTAATCAATAGATTAGAAGGAGCTTGTGTTACTGCAGTTGAAAATGAAGCATAGGTACTATTACTTCTGCGTTGTCCTGTTTGATCTAAAAATGCAGTTGGATATACAGCTACTATAAGTTTTTGTTTAGGCGGAAATAAATACTCTAACTCATAATTTATTACATCGTGTAAATAT